AGATCCTGCACCTGCCAGTCCGTCACCTATGGATTTCATTTTACTCCCTATATTTTCAAAACTTTTACTTAAGGAAGTCCACCTGCTGCTCTGGGTCTCTATTTGTTTATTGGTCTTCGAAAGTTCATTTTCCATCTGTGACAGGGTTTGTCTTGCCTTATTTAATTTTATCTCAAGGTCTTGGGTGGCTTTGCTGTCTTTACCTTTAGTTTCAGCACTTTTGGTATAGACATTTTCAAGAGTGCTTACTTTTTGCTTTTGAAGCTCCAATTGCTTGGATAGACTTTCTGATTTCAGCTTAAGTCCCTCAAGACCTTTCCCATTTTCTCCAAGTGCCGCAGTGTTTGCCTTAAATTCACTGTCAAGCACTCTTAGATTTCTGTTGATACTGCTTATGCCATTTTGAAACCCGCTTGAATCCAGTCCTATCTTCACAGCCAGACTTCCCAGTTCTTCAGCCACTCTCTCACCTTCTTTACAATATATTTAAAATGGCATCTAAGTTTTGCTTATATTTCTTATTTGCCCTGTAAATTAAGATATCAAAGTAAAAAAATATATCCATTTCATCAACATCATTTAGTGTCCATTCCTGCTCTAAAAGCTTAGAATAGATCTCCTTTATAAAATCAAGCGGAGAAAGCTTTTCATCTGCTTCTCCGCCTACTTGTTTGGGAATTCATTTAATTTATTTCCTAGGTTTCCCACTATTCCGTTTATGCTGCTGTTAAGAGTTTCTATCAGTTTATCTGCATCCAGTCCGTCATAAAAATCATCTCTGGTAAATTTATTACCATATAGCTCCACTATAAAATCCACAAGTCCATCTAAATCTTTTGTCTTCATATTGCTAAAATCTATATTTTCGTTAATTTCAATAGCCTTTCTAAGCATTCTTGTTTTAACTTTAGGCATTACATAAGTCTTATTGTTCAATGCTATCTCCATAGACTTTACCCCCCTATCAATGAATCTTACTTATCGGATAAATTAACCTGCAGTATATGCTAAAGTTGAACTTAATACTAATCCCGGTGATCTGCCAGCTTCCGCATCTGCCTTTACCCTTACCTGTATTTTTCCTAAATCATAAGCACTATTTCCAACATTTTGTGGATTTTCTGTTACCGCTGACCATGTTGCTCCTCCATCTGTACTGTACTCATAATCTGATGCATTATCATATCCACTAACATTAGTCCATCCAAAAGTATTAGCTGTATCATCCTGTACTGGGTTAGTTGGTGCTGCTGGTATAATCATTGATTTATACACACTAGCAAACCATGCGGCTCCACCTGTAAATCCACTATCTTCGTCAGCTGTATATTTCCACTTACCATCTGTTCTTGTAACAAATGTACCTTTAATTTTAGGTGTCTGAAATTTTGTTTTGTCTTCCTGTGATGAATGTTCTTCTTCAGGTTCACTAAATTTGCCTTTAAGAAGCCATACATATCTATACTTGGCATTAGCTTTTTTAATTTTAAAGCCTACAGCAACATATGGTGCTGAATCTTGAACATCAGAACACATAACTTTAGTTGTTGAATCAATCGTATGTCCAAGAAGTGCCGCCTGTACTTCAAGTGGTAAATCCTGTGTTTCAATTTCAACATCTATTTCACCTAATGATGTAGCTGTTTCTACAGCTTTATTATCAGCATACAGCGTATCCGAATTGCTCTTTGGACTTATTTTTACATTTATTGCTGGTGAAATTAAAGCCGGCGTACCATAAACTGAAGTAATTTCATCTGTTAAAACAGCATAAACTAAATTTTCTACTCCTATAGGAGCACTGTTTACTATTTCTGACATTATTTATATTTCTCCTTCCATCTGAATAAAAAATCTTATTGCCTTATGATATACTTTAATATCATCCTCAAATAAATCAGCCGCAGAAGTTCTCATAAACCCTGCGGCCTTCATATTATTTTTTACTTTTTCTACAAGCTCTGTATAATCGTTTTTGCTCCATACATCTATTTGAATATAATATCCCGTAGCTTTTTCTTCATTATCAGCATACTGCTCACCCTGTTCTAAATAATTAAAAAAGGTTATATAGGTATTTTCTTTCCCTTTATATTTTTGAAATGAAACAGGTACATTAAGAGGTTTTAAAGCTTCTACTACTAATTTGTTTATCACTTTAATCCTTCCTTTAGAGTTTCAGCTATAATTCCTTTTATATCATCTATATTTTTTTCATAAGCAGGTTGCAGGAAAGGATGTGCAGCTCTTTTACTGGTTCCAAACTCAATAAATTTTCCATAAAATATTTCTGAATTGTCTCCCTTATCTACACCCACAAGGATGTATTTAATTCCCTCTTTCTTTTTTACATTGGTTATCTTAAGACCTTTTTTAAGTTTCCCAGTCCTCACAGGAACATTTGCCTTTGCATCTTCAAGTACAGGTTCTGCTGCATTTTTTAGTGCTTTATTTTCAAGTCTTCCTACATTTGCACCTATCTGTTGAAGTTTGTTTAATATTTCATCAACACCCGTAAGCTCTATATTAGCCACTATTCTCAACCTCCAAAGCTTTTATTTCTATATATTTGTTTCTATATTTAATGTTATCTATGAAAGTTATATTGTACTGTTTATCTTCAAATAATATCCTCATATCATCTGTTATACCCTGCAAATACCTTATAGTAAATTTAACAGTTTTCTCTGCCTGCCCAGCTGCAGCTGCAAAATATTCTCTTCCCATCAAATTTGATACCTCTGCCCAAACAGTTGAATAATCCTCCCATACCTCAACTTCAAATCCATTTTCATTTGTAGTTGCTGTAAGTTTTTGAAAGATTATTTTGTGTTTCAATTCTTCCGTTCTCATACTGGTATCACTCTATTCAAACTTAATAATGAATTTCTTGCTTCTTCAATTTTAGTTCTTTCATCAGGCTTATAATCATCATAGAGAAGCCTCATATGAAGAATCATTGCCCATTTAACTGTTTCTGGAATATCTGCTTCTTTATCTCCAAAACCAGCTATAAATCTAATCCTTACAGCATTAACAGTTTGTAATGCTATTGTTGGCCATAATTTACAGTATCCAAGTACAATTCTATTAACAAAACTATCTGTATCAACAATATAATTACTTGAATCAAATATATACTCCTGTCCACCTGCATCATAGTATTTTACACTTTCTACACTTTGAACTGGTGAACAGTTTTTAAATGAAATACAATTATCCTCCGGGAAATAATCCCGCACCATTTCTAAAGTTTGAGTAATATACTTTCTATTTTGAAAGTCCTCGCAAAATTCTCTAGCCTGCTTGATCATGCTGAGTAAAATAATATCATCATCACTTCCGGTTACTCTTAAATGCTGTTTTGCTTCCTCCAAAGTTATAGGTTCAACTGCTGGTGGTGTTATAATTTTTAATGCCATAAAATCACCCCAAAAAACAAAAGAGCCTAAACAGCTCCCCAAATTCAATTAACTAATATCTAATTTTTTTCATCCCCAGCATATTTGTTTTCCAATATAAATTCACCACTTGCAAAATTTGTAGCCTGTGAACTAGCTCCAAGTCTCACATTTAAACAAGTAAAACCATTATTTATATCAAGTTTAGCTGGATCAATGTGAAATATTACCTGCTTATTCTTTGCTGTATTTACTACAGTATAACTTACTCCATCTGCTTGCCTTACTAATGTATCACTTGCCCCAACATCTTCATTTGCAAGTATAGGAACATCATTTGCTAAAGGCTTTTCAGCAGTTCCTTCTATATCCTGTGCCTGATATAAAGATACTTGAGTTGTATGTCCCACAGTTTGAGCTAAATTTACAACAACTGTTGCTGTAATAGCATTCTTTAAAGTTACATAATTACTTGTTATTGCAGCATTTGTTGTTTTAGGTTCAAATGCTTGTATTAATTTATATTTTTCAATTAATGCCATAATTTATTTTCCTCTCTTTCATACTAGTAAAATTTGTCTACCTCACTTTTTAATATAGATACATTATCAAGTAATTCCTTTAAGCTATTCATAAATAATTTCCATACTTCTAAGACATCATGTATAATTTCCCCAAATTTTTCTTCTTTCTCAAGTGGTTTACTTGACTTAACTATATATCTTGATTTCTTTGAGTTTTTAATTCCTATACTTTTATCAAAATATGAAAGCATCTGCTTAGTTTCCTGATCAACTTCATCATACTCATAACTTCTTAATGGTGAACAATCAATTCCAGGATTGCTCCTATGCGTAAATGCATTTCGTATATTTTTCAAATTTTTAACATGAACATTAGTATCAAATTCATTAACAACAGAACATATTAATTTATACTCTTTTTCATCAATCCAACTAACATTTTCCTTAAAGATATCAAATATTTTTAATCCCGCACTTATTTTTTTAAAACTAACTTCAGTGTTTTTTAAATTCTTTAGGGTTTTTATTACTTTTACTCTATTATTACTACATACCTTCTTATCAACATATATCTTAATTTGTCTATTAAATAATTCATAAATTAAAAATGAAAATTTTTCTCTGAAAGTAAATAAATCATAAATTATTAGTTTTAAATATCTTTCTCTATTCACATACCTTAATGTACCTTTTAATGGACTATCAAATTCATTACATATCCTATCGTATGATAAGCATAACAATAATTCTTCAACTATATTACATTTTAGCCATTCTATTTCTTCAAGCCAATTATGAACATTAGCTGTATATTTTCTATGCATAATAATATCCCCACTAGGCGTATATAACAAATCTTTCTCTACTAATTTGTACTCTACATTAGCAATTTTATCTTCCTTACATATATCTGTCATAGCATCATATAATTTATCTTGAACGCTTAAATATTGTTCTTTAGAAAATGGATATCTCATTTCATCTACTCCCATCTATTTTTATATAAAAATCCTCTACCATCATTATAATAGAAACATCCATCTTATCCCAATATTTTAAAATATATTGCTATCTATCAGCTAAAGTAACAAATGGACTCAAAGCATTAGCTCCCTTATAAGGTGTGATTGGTTTATTTCTATAAGGAGCACCATTAAACTTATAGATAAATCTAAACACCTGCTCATCGTATAAAAATCTTACATGTATGGACACATCTGCTGTTGGTGCTTTTTTATCTATTCCTATATACTGCGTAGGATCTGCAAGTATAATATCTCCTTTTTTACCAAGCACAGAACACTGCTCTATAGGAACTATTGGTCTATTTAACAAAGTGCTGTACTGTGAACTTGAAGCTCCTCCAGATGGTAGAAATACTGGTGCTCCTCCTGTTCCTATATTAAGTGCCATTGTGTAAAGCTGTGGTTCTATTTCTTGATTAATATACCACACGGCATTTGCTCTAAGCCTTGCAGGCACTGAACTCCACATTTTAAGTATATTTTCGTACTTTATAGTTCCTGCAGCTTGATTTGATTCTTTTGGTACTGATACAAGTGCATCTGAATTAAGTATTCCAAGCGGCATACCAACACCTGTACCATTTATTATTGCATCATCAATTTTAAAAGACATTTCATCAGCATATGCTTGTTTTACTATTGCCTCAAGAGCTGTTGCATCCTGGAGCAAATCATCTGTAACATAGCAAAGTGCCAGTAATTTCTGAAGTGCCATATCAATTTCTCTAAACTTAGGCTTTGACTTTGTAACAGTTTCTGCTTCAGCTATCCAGTAAGCTTGAACACCGCCCCATCTGCTTCCATTAGCCCTGCTGGTTTCATCAATACCAAGAGTTCTTAATCTATTTGTATTTGCACCAATTGGAATCATCCTTATTCTGTTTGCAACCTGACTTTCGGACATCATAACATCAAACATATCCTGTATAAAATCATTTTCCAGCATAAATCCACCTTCAGAACTTACACTTTCATTTAAACCGGAAGCTGAATTTTGATATACAAGCCTGTTGTCCATTCTTCCCCCAGGTGAAGATGCCTTTGCCACAGCTTGAAGAAATTCTCCTATGCCGCCTTTCCATTTCTTCTCATTAGGGTTTTTAGGTTTAGCATATATAGGTTCATTGACTGGTGTCTTATTAAGCTTTTCTCTTTCTTTTAGCTTATCTTCCGCCTCTATTGTTTTTTCAAGATTTTTAATTTCTGCCTCTAAATCATCATATAACTTTTGCTCCTCTTCATTCATTGCTCTTGCTGCATCAATTGCCCCTTGTACTATAGCTGCTTGTGAGTCAAGTTTTTGTTTTAATATTTCTTTTAAACTCATATATTAAATCTCCTCTCATGAATTTCATTTAGTTTTTTGTATAAATCTATTGGAACTTGCTTTTCATCCTTAGCTGTTGGAATTTTATTATCATTTATGTCTTTTTCTTTAACCTCTTCTATATCAACATGATTTTCTTTCGGTTTGTTAGCTTGGTTTTCATGCAACATCGGTTCTCTAAATTGAATTTTACTTACTTGAAGATTTTTATATCTAGTAATATCAACCTCTAATCCATTAATATCAAATATTCTATTATTTAACGAAGCTGCTACTTGTTTTTCTTCTTCAATTTCATCTGCAAAGCCAAATTCTACTGCTTCTTCTGCTGTCATCCATGTTTCTGCATCCAGCAGTTCAACTATACTTTCTTTCTCCATTCCAGTCTTATCTTCATATACTGAAATCATGCTTTCTCTTACTTTATCCAGATCATCAGCTAATTTTCTAAAATCTTTTGCATTCCCCATAGCAAAAGACCAAGGATTGTGAACCATAATCATTGCATTTTTAGGCATTTTAACGTTATCTCCTGCCATAGCAATTATTGAAGCTATACTCGCTGCAAGTCCATCCACATAAACATTAACTGCTGCACTATGCCTTTTTAGCATTGAATATATCGCCTGTCCTGCAAACACATCACCGCCGCCGCTGTTTATATAAACATTTAAAGTTTTAATATCTCCAAGTAAATCTAATTCTTCCTTAAAATTTTTAGGTGTAACTTCATCTCCCCACCAAGTGGAGTCACTTATATCCCCATATAAAAGCAGTTCTCCTTCATTACTATTTTCTTTTGCATTAAATGTCCAGAACTTCTTACCTTTACTCATGTTTTTCACCGCCCTTTGAAATCATTTCATATATTTGCTCTGCCACCTCTTTGTTCTTATTTTGTGTATCAGTAGAATCTGCTTCACTCATATTTAAAGGCTGTAAATATATATCTCCATTTTCAATTGGGTCCATATTTTCAAGTCTTCTTATATCATTTACACTAAGCCATCCCCACTGTCTGCCCTGTGCATAAGCTGAAGCTCTAGTCTGGGCATCTCCTCTTAAAAGTGCATCTACCTTGAACTCGAAGTATCTATTTTTCATTTTTGATTCATTTGAAAGCAGTTGCAAATTCAAATTTTCTTCCCATCTTTTAAACCAGGGGAGCATTGTATAAACAATAAACTCTAGGCTCTGGTGTTCTATGTTATTGTTGGTTGATCTTGTTAAATCCTGTACCAAATGAAGTGGTATCCTAAATATCCTACATACATCTTCTATCCTAAATCTCTTGGATTCTAAAAACTGTGCATCAGTAAGTTTCATAGTAACTTCTTTAAACTGACCGCCACCCTCAAGAATCATTGGTACTCCTGCATTGGAAAGGCCCGTATAATTTTTCTTTATGTCCTTTTTTAATCTCTTAAAAGCTTCGTCTCCCAGCTCATTAGGATACTGAAATATTCCACTTGTTGATGCCCTGTTAAGATAAAAATTTCTTTCAAATTTGTCTTGGGATAATCCAATATCAATAGTTAATGCCGCATAAGTTAGAGGTGTTACTCCTATATAACCATCCAAAGTTAAACCTGGAATATGTAATATTTCATCTCTTGTTTTTGGCTCAGTTTTACCATCAATAAAGTAAAGTAGCCTGCCTGTATTTTTATCTATATCAATCCTTACTCTATTCCATAAAATAGGTCTGAGTTCTAACAAATCACCATGGAGATTGAATACCTTCTGGGCTATAAAGTTTCCGCCTAAGTTCATATTACTCATTCCTGTTTCCTTAAACTGCCCCGGTGTCATTTCTGGATTGGGTGTATAATGCATTAGCTGATATTCTGGAGCATCTGTAACTTGGACTCTATTGCCTTTACTGTCTTTCTCATATAAAAATATAGGACAACTAGCAAGAGTTTCTGAAAGCACCCTATTACAAGCAAAAACTGCTGTAAAACTCATAGCTGTATTAGCATCTATGGTTGAATTATCTGCTGTAGGAACATCTTCGCCAGCTAAAAAATCCTGAGAATATTTCTTCAGGACTTCAAACAATGCATTCTGTGAAGTAAGAAAAAGCTTACATCTATCTATAAATTTCAAAACATCACTTCCTAATCAAGTAAACTTCTCATTCCTCTTTTTTCATAAACTGATTCTTTAGATTCATGTCTTATTCCCCTATCAAGAGCCATTATTAAAGCAACAGCTCCATCTATTTTTTCAGTGGACTTTTCTTTATCCGGCTTTATGTTTCCTGCTGGATCTGTTCTTACAAATATGTTATCCATCATCCAGCTTAATACAGGATGTCCCCCATGAGCTATTTTCTGTTCTAGAGTTATTTTCATAAGTTCTTTTGTTGGTGGGCTCATATCCTTATATCCTTGTCCAAAAGGAACTACAGTAAAACCTAAGCCATCTAAGTTCTGAACCATCTGCACAGCTCCCCAGCGGTCAAAGGCTATTTCTTTTATATTAAATTTTGTTCCAAGTTCATCTATGAAGTTTTCAATAAAGCCATAGTGAATAACATTTCCTTCTGTAGTTTCAAGAAAGCCTTGTTTTTTCCACACATCATAGGGAACATGATCTCTTTTTACTCTAAGTTTCAAATTATCTTCCGGTATCCAGAAGAAAGGTAAAACATAATATTTATCATCCTCAGTTATTTGTGGAAAAACTAAAACAAAGGCAGTAATATCATTTGTACTTGAAAGATCCAAGCCGCCATAACATTCTCTGCCTTTAAGTTTTTCAATATTAACTTCAAAAGAGCACTTGTTCCAAACATCCATAGGCATCCATCTTACAGATTGTTTAACCCATTGATTAAGTCTAAGCTGCCTGAATATATTTTCTTCAGCTGGATTTTCCTTTGCACTATTAAAAGCATCTCTAACCTTTTCAATAGGTATAGTATGCCCAAGAGAAGGATTTACTTTATACCAATTTTCTTCTAAACTCCAATCATCTTCATCTTTAATTCCATATATCACAGGATAAAAAGTTTTATCAATTTTCTTACCTCTTAAAATGTCTCCTGCCTTTTGATGTACCTCATAGCATATAGAATTTCTATCTGTTCCAGCGGTTGTAATTAAAAAGAACAGCGGCTGCATTCTTGCATCACCACTGCCCTTTGTCATAACATCATATAATTCTCTATTAGGTTGTGCATGTAACTCATCAAAAATTACTCCATGAACATTAAGTCCATGTTTACTAAATGCCTCTGAAGATAAAACTTGATAAAAGCTTCCAAGAGGCATATACACTAATCTCTTTTGAGATATTACAGGCTTTATTCTTTTCTTAAGTGCCGGACATTGATCCACCATATCTACTGCAACATCAAATACAATAGATGCCTGCTGCCTGTCCGCAGCACAGCCATAAACTTCAGCTCCCCATTCATTATCTGCACAGGTAAGATAAAGAGCTATAGCTGCGGCGATTTCACTTTTCCCATTTTTCTTTGGAATTTCTACGTATGCAGTATTATACTGTCTGAACCCATTTTCTTTAATATTTCCAAATATATCTTTAATAATTTTATCCTGCCAGGGTAATAAATCAAATGGAACTCCATGCCACACGCCCTTTGTGTGCCTTAAATTATTTATGAACTTTACTACTTTTTCAGCTTTCTTTTCATCAAACATCTTTACACCATCCTTAGAATGTCTTCCATAGGATCATCAGTTTTACCTGTTTCTGTACCTACTCTAATCCTAGTACGGGATGATGGTGTTAATCCAAATTCAGAGCAAAAGTCCTTCATAATTTTAAGATAGGTTTGAGCAATAGAAACTTGCGGCACCTGTTGAATATATCCTGATGGTGTTTTAAAAATAGTACCATGTTTTGTTAAAAATTCTTCTGCTTCCTTCCACCTTGCATAAGCTTGGCAGTATCCAGCAAAAGCAGCTGCATCAACCTTGGTAAGTACACCTACTTGTTCTAATGTCTTTGTCATCCTTCTCCATTCTTTTTTAGCTTCTGGTTCAAGCCATGACGGACATTTTGGAGCTTTCTTTTCAGGTTTTGGTTCATTTAAATTTAAAGGTCTTTTTCCTGGATTTCCTTCAAGAACCTTTAGAGCTGTTGGTTTTGGTTTTCTTCCCCTTGTCGCCATGGTTTCACCTCTAATTTTAAAAAAATAAAGCTTATACTTAAATAAGCTCACTCCACAAAGTATAATGTTTATAATTAATTCTACATTCAAAGCTATCTTAGTTAAATTATCTGATTACATTTTTGTCTTCATGTATTTAGATATTATTACATCAAATTTTTGTTCATTAAGCTCTAACTTTCCATATTCATTTTGGTTTGAAATATTATATACCTCATCACTTTTATATAATATATGTTTCTTAGGATAAAAACTATATATCCTTTCAATACCATCTGACTCTTCAAAAAATTTAATATTTTCATCATGTATACTAATAATAGATATAATATCTCCTTCTTCATTGGTTAATATAATTGCTTCATTTATTTCAGAATAAATGAAGTTTAACTTAATAACTTCTTTCCCTGATTTTCTAATAACTTGAAACTTTATAGTTTGATAAAACTCATATTCCTTATCTAGTTTATATTCTACATTTTCAATACTTTTATTTTCCAAACATTTATCTATAATCTCATTCACCCAAGTTATAATTAATTCATTACTAGCTAACCACTGCTCATGTGTTTCCTTTTTAGCCTTTTCTAAAATTTTATCCATGATACTCATAATAGAATCGTCAAAATATCTATCTGCATTAAGTATATTTTTTACGTAAAACTCTTTTATAATATATAAAGTGTCATTAAGAGTAATTAAAATCTTGTACCACTCATAAACTGATGTATATCCTAAATGAGTGAGTGTATTTCTGTATTGTGCTAATTTATCCAATGTTTTATACTGCCTATTTGTAATATTTTCTTTAAATATTTTATTAATTAAGCTGATACACTTATTATAATCTATTGTTTTATAATCATTTTCCCTAAAAGTAGCATGGTATGATAGTCCTGCTTTTTTTCTTCCTTTAATATACTGATTATGAAGCATCCTACAAACGGCTTCGTCACTTTCAATATCTACCTTAAATATCAAAAATTCATTAATGTCTGAAAGAATTTTTTTAGTAAATAGTTCTATTGAATTATGTATTGCTATTACTGAAAATTTAAGATTACCATAGTGATCTACAGAAATATCTAAACTATTAAGATTATCTAAAAATTTGTTGTAAAAATCTAATCCCACTTTTAATGAATTAATCCCATTATCCATTATATGAAGTTCCATATTATCCCCCACCCATATTATTATTCTTTATAAGTTAAATTGTACCATAATAATTAAAAACAAAAAATTAATATTGAGAGAAAAATTATGTTCTTCAATCTATTTTGTTTTGCTTTTAAATTTCTTACTTCTAAAGGCACTGTTACCACTTAGGTTTTTAAGTAATTCTTTTCTTGCCCTTTTATACCCATCTCCTATAAATCCAAGCCTTAAAAGCCAGGTTCTAAATGTATATTTTTCATTATCCGTTTGCCTTTCCTTTGGAGAAGAATGTTTAAACTTCTTTGAGCTTTCATTAAGTGCCCCAGCAAATTGGGCAGCAATTTCAGTATTCTCAAGACCTTTTATAAATTTAAATTTTAAAGTTTCCTTTTCAAAATCAAAGCTAATACCCGGACACTTTTCCTCTCCAATTTCTAAAGCTGCTGTTTTAAAATCTTCAATGCTTGAAATCCTTATGTTATTTATACCTTCTACAAATTCTTTTGTAATAATGTCTGTTTCAATGCCTAGTGCCTTTTTTATAAGACTCTGCTTACTGTTTATCATATTTATTAGATTTCTTAAGGTAATCCCTGTATGTCCAGCCATTGAGAATATAATTTCTGAATTCCCAACCTCTACTTTTACACTTTCTTCTTGAAAATCATTTAATAATTCTTCAATTTCCACTTCTACGCCTTTTGAATTTTTAATTTTACCATCTTTATCGATAGTTATAATTCCTTGTGGCGATTTAATTTGGTATGCAAAACTTGGTGTCCCCATATATTCAGGTTTCATCCCAAAATGCTCACCTAATATTTTTACAGTTTCTTTTCTATCCAAATCAATTACCTCCTGTGCTTTTTTGTTATTACATATATCACTCTAAAGCACAGATATATCAAGTTATTTATGAAGGTTTATTTTCTTTAAATAAAGGCTAATATGAGTACCAAGGCGGTGATATCAATGAAAAAATCAAGTTTCATAAGAATAGATACCCTTGTAACTATTTCAGCAATTATGATTTTTATATTAGCAACAGTTAAATTTATGCACTAAAAAAAGTCCCTTCAGGCTTTTTATTTTTCTATGGCTGTGTATCTTGGGTATGTATATCCTTCTGAATCTACCAAGATACTTTTATTTGTTTTTGTATTTTTTACCCTTATGCATCTCAACTCGCCTTTTTCATTGCAGCCACCATCTTCTTCTGATATCCATGTTTGATCCTTCCAAAGTTCCTTTCCAAACTGTTCAAATTCATCATCACTCAATTCAATTTCTTTTATAACTTCATAAGATGTTCCTCTCATTCCATCCTTTTCAGCTTCTTTTGTAAACTCCTTAAGTTCCTTTAAATTTAAAATCTTTCTTCCAAATAATACTATCATTTTGTTTCCCTCCATGTGTTTTTTTGTTATACTATATATCACTCTAAAACACAGTAATAGCAAGGGCTTTATTCAACTTTAAGCACATTTTTATAATCTATTTTTTCACCATCTCTTATTAGGAATACTTCCTCATTTCCAGAAGTTTCTATATATCTTTTTACAATAACATCACAATATTTTTCATCAAGCTCTACTGCATAACATATCCTATCTGTTTGTTCACAGGCAATTAAAGTAGATCCACTTCCAGCAAAAGGTTCAAATACTATACAGTTTGTCATGCTGCTATTTTTAATTGGATATGCTATTAATGGTACCGGCTTCATTGTTGGATGATCCGGACTTTTGCTCGGTCTATCAAAATTCCATACAGTTGTCTGTTTTCTATCTGAATACCATCTATGCTTCCCTGTTGGTTTCCATCCATAAAGTACAGGCTCATGCTGGAATTGATAATCACTTCTTCCTAAAACCAATGACTGCTTTACCCAAACACATACGCTTGAAAGATGAAAGCCAGCTTCTTTAAAAGCTTTTCTAAAGTTCAATCCTTCTGTATCCGCATGAAAAATATAAGCCCCCGCCCCATCATCAAGTGCTGCAAATATATTTTTAAAGGCAGCTAGTAGAAATTCATGAAAACTCTTATCATCCATGCTGTCATTTTTTATAACTCTTTCATTTTCTTTTCCTGCTGAATAGTTAACGTTATAAGGTGGATCAGTAACACATAGATTAGCTTTTTTCCCATTCATAAGCTTTTCAACATCAGAAGCTTTAGTGCTGTCACCACATATTAACCTGTGTTTTCCTAATATCCACAGATCGCCTGCTCTTGTTATAGGTTCTTCTATTTCTTCAAGAGTTTTATCTGCATCAAAGTCATCATCCTTAACTTCTTTATCATGAACTTTAGAAAATAAATCTTCTATCTCTGCGGCATCAAATCCTGTAAGTGAGATATCAAACATAGATTTATCAAGTTCATCTAAAATATCAACTAACTTTGGCATATCCCATTCTCCACTTACTTTATTAAGAGCTACATTCAATGCCTTCTCCTCATCTGAACTTATATCAACAACTACGCATTCAATTTCCTTCGTACCTTCCTGCTTTAAAACCTTAAACCTTTGATGTCCCCCCACAATATTTCCTGTTTTCTTATTCCAAATTACAGGTTCTACATATCCGAAGGTTTCAATTGATCTTTTAAGTTTTTCATATTCAGGATCTCCTGGCTTTAAATCTTTTCTTGGATTATATTTAGCTGGATTAAGTTTCTCAACAGCTATCTTCTGAATGTCCACTTTTTCACCTTCCTTAAAAGCAATAGAAAGCACCTTAAAAAGTATATTTTTCATTTAACTTCTTAAGGTGCAAAACTTTCTGTAATTCCTTTAAAATTCAGCATTTTCCATATTTAATTTTTTGCCCATACCCCCTTATGGAATTTTGCGATTTTTAACACGAAGGGGACCGCCCGGCCTTCTGTCGCAAGGACTGGAGGATTTACGCCCCCCTACCCCAGGCACTTTTTGTTCACAGGTTATCCACAACTTGCCCACAGATATTTTAAACAATCTGTTGATAACATTTTTACTTAAAGTCATAAGCGTAAACTCTTCCTTTCTTTTCCCATCTGCCATCCTCCTTAGCAGTCTTTCTATCATGACAGGACTTACATAAAGACTGCCAGTTACTTTCATCCCAAAAGAGTTCTTCATTACCTTTATGAGGTATAATATGGTCAACTACTTCTGCAGCAGTAACTATACCTTCTCTTTTACATTCTTCACAAAGAGGATGCTTCAAAAGAAACTGTTTCCTTAACTTGTACCATCTACTATTATAAAGTTTCTTAAAAGGTCTGCTTGTCTTGTCGTATTTACTTTCAACTTCTTTTTGATGCTTGCTGCAGTACCTTTCATTAGTAACTTCAGGACAGCCTGGATAACTGCAAGGTTTAGCTGGTTTTCTTGGCAATTGATTCACCTCATTTTTATCAAAATAAAAAGTCACCACAGTTGGTCTGCGATGACTTTTTGCATTTTCTTTCTACTTTTCTATTATAACTTTATCATTTTTCTAGGGTGTCTTTCAGTGTCTTTTAGTGTCCTCTTTTAAATTCATCTCACAATTTTCCAATGCCTTCCCATGAAGTTTATGAATATAACGTAAGCCATACCCCATCTCTACTGCTATCTGTTCCCAGGTCTTAAAGCAAAGATATCTAAGTTCTAACAATGTTTGGTATTCAGGGTTGCTAATCTTTTTTATAATAAATACGAATTCCCTTTTTAAATCAACTAATGTGTCTATATCCGCATTTATTTCATTCTCTAAATCCACCATTTTAGCTATTATGTCCTCCATAGAATGCACATTACGTGTTCCACTAGGTAGTGTATCACTTAATGTGGATGTAGCTTTTGCAGCTAATGCCCTTAAGGATACTATCTGCTCAAGTTTACTATTTATCCTTTGGTCAATTCTATATGCCTGTGATAAATATTGTTTCGCTGTCATTTTACTTGTCCCCCTCTAGCCAAGGCATTTTGCCATTGTAATAAGTATCAGAAATGCTTTTTTGAACTGCCTTATCTAGTGAAGCAATACGAGCATTTGCTCTATTAATACTTTCCTCTTGCTCCTCTTCAGTTTTGAAGAATGAACAACTATTATTAGCACACTGTATATCGTTAAGGATTTTACACCTATTGTTTTTATTTGCAAAGCAATTTTTATTCATAAGTTTTGCCCTCCTTTAACTTAGCCTTTACTGCAGCTATTAAATCTGATTGTACTTTTTCTTTTCGTTTTAAAGCTCTTATTATATCCTCATCAATAGTCCCTTTAGTAATAATATGGTGGATAACAACTGTTTCATTTTGTCCTTGTCTCCACAGTCTTGCATTGGTTTGCTGATAGAACTCTAAGCTCCAAGTAAGCCCAAACCATATAAGAGTTGAACCTCCTGCTTGAAGGTTTAGTCCATGTCCTGCTGATGCTGGATGAATTACTGCTGCTTCTATTTCACCATTATTCCAATCCTTAATATCTTTTGAAGTTTTTATTTCACGAACCTTAAACCTCTTTTTAATTCTTTCTAAATCATGACTAAACCAATAAGCCACAAGCACCGGCTTTCCATTTGCTGATTCAATTAAATCTTCCAGTGCATCAAGTTTTTTATCATGTATCGTAAAAACTCGCTTGTCCTCACCATACACAGCACCATTTGCCATCTGACAAAGTTTATTTGATAAAGCTGCAGCATTTACAGCATCTATTTCTTCACCTTTAAGGGATAAAACCAAATCTTGCTTCATGCCATCATAAGCTTTGCGTTCTTTTTCTGAAAGTGTTACAACAACCTCATTTATAACACATTCCGGCATTTTCAAATAATCTGTGCTTTTCATAGAAATGGTAATATCAGAAATGAGACGGTATATTGCATCTTCAGCACCAGCTTTTGGTTTATAACTAAACACCATCTGCTGATTTCTTTTATCTGGATCAAAGAAGTTATTACGGTAATGAGTTATGAATCTTCCCAATCTTTCACCCATATCAAGAAGCCTAAACTCTGCCCATAAATCCATTAATCCGTTACTGCTTGGGGTTCCTGTAAGTCCTACAATACGTTTTACTTTAGGTCTTACCTTTAATAGGCTTTTAAATCTTTTTGCCTGATAAGACTTAAATGATGATAACTCATCAATTACAACCATATCATAGTCAAATGGGATGCCACTCTCATTTATCAGCCAGTCCACATTTTCACGATTAATGATGTAAATACCAGCTTTCTTATGCAAGGCTCTAATTCGTTCCTCCTTATTACCAATTGCAATAGAACATCTTAGATTATTTAAATGCTCCCATTTATCGCACTCCTGTTTCCAAACATTAAGGCCTATTCTCAAAGGGCATATGACAAGCACTTTTTGAACTTCAAAGCTGTCATATAGCAGATCATTAATAGCAGTCAATGAAATAACCGTTTTTCCTAATCCACATTCTAAAAACACTGCTGCCACAGAATGCTCTAAAATAAATTCACTTGCATAATCTTGATAGTCATGCATAAAATCACGTTTTAATAAATCTGCCATCTTTTCCACGCCCCTTTCTAGCTGCATGAATTTTGGCATGTTTACTTTTTGATAAAACTTCTAAATTATCTAAATTATTGTTATGATGATTAAAATCAATATGGTGGACTTCTTCATTTGGAAGTAATTCTCTACCAGTAGCTTCTTCCACGATTTTTCTATGAATTTCCTTACCATCAACTTTTGCATTTTTTTCATTTAAACCAGTCCATCTATAAAAATCTACACTACATTTATGTGAGCAAAAATCATGCTTAGTTCTCTTTATATCAGATTCCTTTTTTAAGAATTCCTTCTCACACCAGTCACATTTGACAAGCACCTTTTTGCTCTTGAATTGGTAGCTGCACTCTTTACAGCAGAAAAAATGTTTATTTCTATTTTTATGGCTCATTCTATGCATTATTACGTTTCCACACCAATCACATTGAATTTTTAATTTCACTTAAAACCCCTCCAATCTGTTCTGCATCATCTATGCAGTAAACCAAAAAGCCTAACTGCTCCAGCTGCATTTTTCTATTTACTTGCAGTGGTCTCATTTTCTTACCTTTTGCCTTTAATTCAACAAAGGCGAACCTGCCCTGTGGTAAAAGTACTAGTCGGTCTGGCACTCCATCAAATCCAGGGGATACAAACTTAGGAGAAATGCCGCCCATCTTTTTAACTGCTGTTACAAGTTTATTTTCAATATATTTTTCAAGCATAAATGCCTCCCAATTTTTAAATTAGAACAGGAAAACAAATTTGAACTAATTTCCTATACGCGCGTATACATACACCTGCACACGCTCACTCTTTCTTTTTTATTATTTTTTGTTTATATAGGTTTCAACTTGTTCCACCTATTCTAAATAGCTTATTTTTCTTTAATTCACTAGCTTTTTTAAGTGAACCAATTTAGAAACAAAGTATAGTACAACCCTACTAACGTTCCTTTACTCTGGAATAAGCACGCTGCTTTCCATAGATAGGGAAATTACTTGTTCCGTTTTTGTTCCCACAGTACTTGTTCCAATCACTAATTTTTCTCATAATGGCTCCAATAGAATAAGAATCTGCTGTTTTCATAGAAGATGCATCTTTGCCAAAACACTCACACCAAATTTCCATGTTGCAGACAAGATTTCGTTTTACAGTACCTACACGGGTGCCGCCACCAAATTCGCTGCCCCCAAGGAAATTTCTACGTTCGTATAAAGACATTGTGCCCCAATCCTCTGGCAAAAGAATATCAAGATAAGTACGCACCAAGCCTTCGCGCTCATCGGTTTCCATGGCATCAGCTTGTTCACCACTGGCAAGAATAGCATCATCACCTTCGAGATAGAGTTTTTCACCTTGTTCATATAGATAAATAGCCTCTGCCCAAATCTGCTGCACTTCTTCAGTAGTAATTTGCCATGACTTTTTAACAGAATTGCCACTGATACGAACTGGCCAAAATCTGCGGTTGCCTGAAATATCTCGTAAAAAGCCATTTTCAGCATTAGTAGAACCAACAATAACGCACTGTCTTGGATGGTTTTCTACATTTACTCCATAGCTTGCTCTATATTTATCATCTACTCTTGAAATAAAAGATTTAACAATTTCAACATCTGTCTTACGCATTCCAGCAAGTTCACCAAGTTCAAGCATCCAATATCCCTGCAGCTTTTCTGGACCTGCCTTATCTTTCATATCTGTAATGGTTAAACTATCTGAAAACCATTCTCCAGCTAGTTTTGCAAAGAATGTAGATTTACCTATACCTTGTGGCCCATTTAATATAAGTACGCTGTCAAATTTTATTCCTGGTTGATAAATGCGTGCAACTGCCGCCACCATTGTTTTCCTAATTACTGCTTTTGTATATGTGCTGTCAGCTGCTCCAAAATAATCTATCAAAAGAGTTTCTACACGGGCCACACCATCCCATTTGGGCAAATTATCAAGATACTCCTTGATGGGATGATAAGCTCTTTCCGCAGCAACTGCCAGCACAGCATCTTTTGTTTTAGTAGGAGCATAAATTCCATATTTACTACTTAGATACACCTTTAAAGATGCGTTATCTGAATCATTCCAGCCGTACTTAATTTGCTTCCAAGGTAAACCACCTTTGGCATCTATACCATCACGATGGCAGTTAAAAGCAAGTGACTTTAATCCGTCATCATTACGCAAAATCAGCACAATATTATCCAGAGCGCCCTTTACTTTACCTTGCTTATCAAGTTCTAAAGCAGTCTGCCAATCATCCTCTGAAAATTCCTCTTCTGCCTGTGCTTGTCTTTCTTTTGCAAATTCTGCTTTTACTGCAGTATCCTTAATTGCAAAATCACACATTGACACATAAGACGGTAGTTTACTTGCAGCTGTATTTACAGCCGCCTTATCATCAAGAGAACCAAATTTATGGATACGTACAAGGTCAAATGCATTTAGAAGTAAACCACTTGCAGGGTCTGTAGCATGATGGCTGTATGCAAATTTATCATCATAAATAATTACACCTGCACTGCTGTCAGCAGGAATATAATCATAGCGGCCTTCAATTGCAGATGGCGCATAAACATCATTTAAGAATTTTTCAATTACATCACGAATTGAATAAGTACGGCAGAATGTTCCTACTACACCTTCCTTTAAAAGAGGATCTGCTTGTTCTTTTAAACTTCTTTTAATAATTTCAGATTGACGTGAAGATACTGGCCAGGTAGTGGTATCTTGCCAATTATCATATTTGGCAAGATATAAATCTGGATCAAGTAATGCTCCATCATTTTCTTTATATACAAATACACCATTTGAAGATGTGGAAGGCCAGTACATAAGACGTTCTGCCTCATAGGTTGTATCATCAAAAAGGTCAATGCCTATTTCTTTTGCCACCATACGAGCAACAGCTGCATACTCCTCCTCACTAATTTCACGAGCAAGTGGAATGATTAGACGAAGTCTTGGATTTTCTAGTGTATGTTTATGGGTTGAATGCATACAGCATTTAAAATCAAAAAGCATTATAATTTGCTCCCATATATCTGCTGCTGCATAATCCATATCTAATGTTAAAATAGAACGGCAAAGCACATGCCCTTTCTTACGTCTGCCCTCCCTTAAATAGCCACCCACAAATCCACCCACATCTTTAATATCATCTTGCTGTCCTCTTTTTAGTTTGCGGTATTCTTCTATGGTTTCTGTTGTTTTTTGCGTGGTCTTTACACGGGAGCAAAAATCCTTCCATGAAATATCTGTGTTTTTCCACTTTTTATCCATACGGCTATTACCAACTGCAATTTTCATAAGCTGTCCACCTCCTGTAACTTCTCATTGAAATATCTAATTAACTGTTTGCGTTTCTTTGCCCTTTCAATTTCTTGTGCCATCCCATTTGATATAGTATTTCCAAATACCCATAGTTCATTGCATTTGCCAAGTAAAACCATATTCATGAACATAGCTAATTCCCTCTCCTGTGGAATGTCATCATTCATAAACTGAGGAAAAAGCAAATGTGGAGCAAGTGGGATACGATTCATCTCCAATGCAAACCTGCAGAAAGCACGTGCCTTTTTTACATTAATTTCAATATTCCCTGAATAGGTCGAGCAAATATATACAAGAGGCTTAAAAACAGAGTTTTTTTCTGTCTTTAAACCTTTGATAACATTTGTAATTGCAGCATAAGGAGTTGGGTCATAATAACCTTCGGAATTAAATTTATTAACTCCCATACTACTTAACCTCCCCTAAGTATCGATTAATAAAATACTGCTGACCTTTGCCTGTAACTTTTGTTGTTTTTGAAATTGTTACATGACCATCCGAATGTGTAATTGCTGTTTCTTTAACTTTAAATAAACCTAATTCCATAGCCATTTGCGTTGGAGCATTATAATCTGTTCCTTTACGTTTTATAAGGTATCCTTCTTGACGCAAGCGTTCAAACAAACGGTTTTGTCCAATATCAAGGCCATTGCCTTTAAGAATTTTAGCAAGTTCCCCTATAAGCATTGTTCCATCTGATACCGATACTGCATCAGCAAAGACAACCTTAGGCTTATCCTCTGTTGCTTGTACTTTTAAGCACTCTTTTTCTTCTCTTTCAGCCTTAAGTGCAGTCAATAGCTTTATCCATGAATCTGGATCATTCATAATTTCTTCCATCTTCTGTGTTGTGATATAAGCACCATGCTTACGAATAGAAGGTAAAACTTCATCAAAAACCCATCCTTCAAAACGGTCTGCAGCAGGTAATTTGCTGTGAGTTATAAGACGGTATAGATTTCCTTCATCTATAAACTTAGCCTGCTGAGTTCTTCCAATATTGTCGATGACCGAACGAAACGTTACCCCATCTTCACGGCAGTGATCTTTAATTGCTTTTTGGGGATTTGTGTAACCTAATGATGCTGCAATATCAGTTCCACAAAATATTACCTTTCCATTTTCTTCAATGGTTCTAACTGTACCAAACTCTGGATTTTTAAAAATTTGTATTTCGCTCATACGAATACCTCCGTTAAATTTATTGAGGAAATATTCCTCTGCCTATAAGCGAAAAACTAAACATAATCGAACCCCTAAATATTGAAAACTTTTTATTTCTCTTGTTCCTTATTCCTTTTTATAAAATCCACATTCATAGCCATCAGTATTAAGAATCAGTCCTTTTGCCCATGCTGGTGTTTCACTCATAATCCTACATACTTCTTCTGCAGAAGATTTCCCTACTGGAACTTCAAGAACCACTTCATCATGAACGTGCATTACAATTTGAAATCCATGAGCAGATAATCTAAGCATTGCCTCAGCTAAAATATCACGGCTAATTGCCTGAACAATATTCTCTACAAACTTAGGACCATAACTTTCTATTCGTTCCCATTTTTTCGTACCACCAACACCTTCATAGGTAACAGACTCACCACCAAATCTGTTCTCTCCAATAAGAGGTTTCACATAGGCAAGCCTTCTTCCACTTGGCAGCTTAATAAATAGAATTCCGCTTTGATAAAAAATTCCGATACCATATATCCCAATTGGTTGTTTCGTTTTTACTACAGTTTTTACTGCACGGTCTATCCCCCACCAAAGAGAAGTTATATTAGGATTAGAATTTCTCCACGCATTGACGATAGGTTTTAACTCATCTTCAGCAAGTCCCATTTGAACTGCGCCCATAGCTTTAAGTGCTCCTACTGATCCGCCATAGCCTAAGGCTAATTCTGCTATTTTACCTTTCTGCCTTAAATGCCCGTTAATACCATTTTTCTCAACAGGAACATTAAACATCTGTGATGCTGAGGCACAATAGATATCTCCACCACCTGCAAATATATCCATTCTCCATCTCTCACTAGCAAGCCATGCAATAACACGAGCCTCAATTGCTGAAAAATCTGCTACAATAAATCTACTCCCATGCCTTGGTATAAACGCTGTTCTAATTAATTCTGATAATACATTTGGAATGCTGTCATATAGTAAATTTAAAGCTGTAAAGTTTCCGGATTTCACTAAAGAACGAGCCTGCTTTAAATCTGGAAGATGATTTTGAGGCAGGTTTTGCACTTGGATTAGCCTGCCAGAATATCTTCCAGTCCGATTTGCACCATAAAACTGAATTAAACCTCTGGCTCTGCTGTCACTGCAAACCACATTTTCCATTGCTGTATATTTATTTACGCTGCTTTTTGCAAGCTGCTGTCTAATTGAAAGCACCTCATGTATTTCTCCATCTGTATCTTCAAGTAACTCCGAAACTACTGCCTTGGAAAGAGAATCTGTTTTCATACCTTGCTCAAGAAGCCAATCCTTTAATTGTGCAGGAGAATTAGGGTTTTCAAGACCTGTCAACTTCTTTCTTTTTCCATATTTTCTGCTTTGAATTTTTCATCGCAGGAAATTGCCTGTTTTACAAAATCCATATCAAGATTAATACCACGGTCATTGATTATCTGGTCTAAGTGGTAATTCTTCCGCTCGCTCTTTGATACAGGAAATTTAGATAATTTATTTTGTATCGCCATTTCTGTTTCCACATCACGCTTGTTATAGGAGATGAAAGTTTCCCATTTTTCTATGTCATGCTGTGGTAAATTACGAGTACGACCCCCGTTAGATTTTGTTGGGGTGCAGGGAATGCAAAAATACTTTATTAAATTTTTACCTTCTGATAATTTTTGTTTTTCAAGACCTAATACCGCTCCAACACCCTCAAGGGATAATGGAAGTCCTAGAGTTGCTGACCATACCATGGTGCAGTGCCATGACTTTGGTGAAAGGTAAGTACCTGTTGGCATACCAAGCCACTTTGATAAGCATATTCTTTCAAACTGTGCATTGAATGCAGATTTAATTATTGAATCATCCGTAAGTGCTGATATGATTTCCTGTGGAATTTTCTCACCCTTAGCAATGTCAACCACCTGTACCTCACCACTATCCACCGAATATCCAAACAGAAGAATATCAAAATCCTCGCTCTCGGCATAATGATATACACCTGACTTTTGAAGATTGACACTGGAAAAAGTTTCAATATCTATTGAAATATGTTTCATATATACCATCCTTTCAAAAGCAAACAAGGCAGCAGAAAATATCCTCCGCCACCTCATCTCCATAGTTATTTAGTTCTTATGCTAAAAAATCATCGTCTTCCACAGCAGTGAAATCATCAGCTGCATTTGTTCTGCCGCCTAAAAGCTCGCCATCCTTAATCTTTTGAATATTGCCAAGTCCACAGGCAACACCCTTGTTGCCATTACTGTTGAAAGCATAGAAATTTAAAGACACTCTTGCATAGCAGCCACTATACACTTCATTGCGGTCAAGGATAGGTCTTACTGCCTTATCCACAATCTGAGGTGCAGTTATACTATTTGCATTTACAAAATAATGTCCTTTGTATGCCTCATCATCACGCTCAATGTCTCCATCCCTTAAAGGCAGGTTTAATAGCAGCTTTATTTGGCTTTTTACCACCGAACTTTGCAATACCCTCTTCAATTGCTGCATCTATTGCTGCATTAACAGCGTTTATAGTTTCCTTATCTGACTTTGGGATAAGTACTGATACACTGTATTTTTCAGAACTTCCATTAATTGATGCCGGCTCCCAGCCGTGAAAGTAGCTTAGACGTGTATTTACACTTGTAACAACCTTAGTTTTGCTTTGATTTATCATAATTTTCATCCTCCATAATTTCATTAAATTCATTTTTTGCGTTTGATGTATTTATAGACGTTCTTTTATCTGTAATTGGAACCAGTATCGGCTTTCCCGGTGGTTTATATATGAGGTAACCGAGAATTTTCTCAAATTGCTTCTTACCCATAAGTTTCTGCATTTCAGTAATGGTGATAAGTCTTTGATGGTAGATATCTTTATATCCATTTGCCTTAGCTGCATCTGCTACAGCATTTTCATCTTTATACTTGCGATTAGATCGACCTTCTACTACTTTAAATCCACTCCACTGTTTACCATGGTTGATGGCGGCATCTGTGACATATGCCATAATTTCATTTGCCCATTTAGTTAAGTCAGGTATCTTATGAAGAATTTCTTCTACCTCCATATCCGTTAAAAGTGGTGGAAGCATGAATTCAGCCTTTGCAAGTTCCAATTTTGCCTCTGCTCTTGCACGACATTTTACTGATGCTTTACAAAAAGTACACCATTCTCCAGGTAGGTATTCTCCCTCACCATTTATAGCCATCTGAGCCTTTGGCTTTAGTTCATTTTCTGCCCAATCCTTTAATTCTTCCACTAAAATTGTCCATGTACTAATATTTTCCCTGCGTGGTTGAAATATGGTCATGGATACTTCCTTAATATCATAAAGACTATCAAAAATCTCTAAAGAACCTAGTGCATATAGTTTCATTTGAGGGTTGTCTACTGCATCTACCAAAACTCCCATGCCATATTTAAAATCAATAATATGGAGTTTCTCATCACCAATAATAATGCAGTCAGCTGTGCCAAATCCCTGTGGTACATAAGAAGAAAAATCCAGCTTCTGTTCAATAAGTACCAGTGGATCACTGCAGCTTTGTTTTGCTATTTCCAACTGCTCCATTACAAAATCTACATAAGCATCGCTGTGTTCTTCCATTTCATCAGTGTCATAACTTGATACTGGTCTTTTACTCCTCATCCTAAGTGCTTTACGAAGTTTATGCTCACAAAGAGCATGGGCAGCAGTACCTTCAGCAGCTGCTGTGCTTTCTTTATCTTTATCTTCAAATTCAAGTTCCAGTCTTGCCGATGGCAGGCAGTTGAGCCACCTATGTGATCCTGATGCAGAAAGTATCGCATGACTACCCATCTATAAGTCCCTCCGCATCTTTCAAAATATCAGCATAATGCTTAGGGTCAACCTTACTTAGCTTTGCCGCACCGTATTTCTGAATAATTTCACGCACCCCTGCAGTCATTCCAGCTTGACTCTTTTCTGCAAGAACAGCCCTTACATCCTCAAGCTTAATTTTCTTATTAGCTGACTTTGCTGTTTTCTTTGGCTCTGACTCTTTAACTGGAGTAGGCTTCTTATTTTTATCTGCAGGTTCGCTTTCTGCCATTGCATCACAAACAGCCTGCAGGCTGTCTGCCAAAGAGCGAATATCTGAAACCACATCAAGTAACAATTTGATTTTACTCACGGCTTTCACCTCCTTTAAGTTCATGGATTTCCACAGTTTCAACCGAGTCACCCGGTGTAAGCACAAGTACATTCACTTTTTCACCGAAAAGAAAATTTAATAATCTTTTGCGGATTTGCTTTGTACAACTCTCAATAACAGGATTAGGGTTACCACTTGGTTGCGCAATGTTGATACATACTTTATGTTTTAAACTCATAGCTTTTGCTCCTTTCTGAAGGGTTTTATTTACCCATCTGTCCATATGCAAAAATCTTAAGGGAATCGAACCCCTTTTTTGAAAACTTTATTTAGGGGGATTTTACCCCCCATTTTTAGATCTTTTTACGAAGATTATCATAAATCTTTTTTAAACGATTTCTAATAGCTGCTTCCGTAACACCTGCTTTAGCTGCAATAGAAACGTTAGTTTGTTTTTCATAAAATACTTTTTGTATTAATTCCTTCTGCTTAGGCTTTAGGGTTTCAATTGCAGCTCTTAGCCTGTCTATCTTTTCTTTATGCTCTGTTTTCTCAATAGATTGAATAATACTTTCCAATGGATTTGAATCATTATCAACTAAATATGGATTGCGGTCAGCTGAATTTTCTTCTTTTTCGTCACAATAAGCATCCATATGCACTGGCACATGGTACTTCTCACGTCTACCCCCATTGTATTCTTCATCGTCAAAGCTATGTAGAGTAGCAATTATAGCATCTGTGACTCCATTCTCATTTGGTACAATTTTTATTGCCTCTCCATTAGCTGAGTAATAAATATAATTTGTTCTGTTCTTTTTGCTTGTTTTGTAATTTCTTAACATAAGCGCATCCTTTCCGCCGAACTGCATTGGCAACAAAGGATACAAAAATAAGTCTGTGCCAGAAGTACACAGACCCTTTTATCCTGAAAATGAGCGCAACAAGGGAAGGTACTTCTATTGCACCACCACAGTCCTTGCGGACTGGATCGAGACAATATGATGTATCCTTTGCCCTTATTGCAAATCAGGCATTTAATATTTTTTTGTAGACGGGAAGCGGTTGAATTTAGCTACTTACGAAGAACCTTTCCTCCATCTATTGTTATTGTAAGTTATAATTAGTTTCTAAAAACGGACACTTCTATGCCCGTTTATTGCCATAAAAAAGCTATGATTTAATGAAAAAAGTGCATAAAAAAAAAGACCGTATACACAACTACAATAATAAGTAACTGTATATACGGTCATGATTTAAAATAGAAAAAACGGACATCCATATGTCCGTTCCTCCTAAAAAAATTATAAAGGCTCTACATTGTGCTCAGCTAAAAAGCACCTTATTTCATCCATGGATTTACCATAATAATATATAAGTACAAATCTATACCATCTATGATTTTCATCCCCCATAGATAACGTAAATGGAGATTTTTCAATAATGTGAAAACTAATCTCTGGTGGTAAATGCATTGCTAGACAAATTGATAACAAAGCATTTAATGAGCCCTTAGATTCACCCTTAAAAATTCGTCTTAGCTGGCGTTCGTCCATAAGAACTTTCTTGTTTAGTTTCACAAAAGTAATTTTCCTCCATTTTCTTAATTTATCTAAACAATCAAGGTAGTTATTGGAGAGCAAATCATACATTTTTGCATTCTCTGCCATTAATTCTTCTAAATACTTATTCTGCTTTTCCTTGGTTGAGTTCTCGTAGCCATTACAGTATTTTATCTCAAAATCAATAGCAGATGATTCATCCCTGTTAAGAAAACACTCACTATTATATTTTTCTCTACAACCAGCTTTAACTGATAAAACGAATACCAAGCAGCACTCATCCATATGATTTAGCGCATAATTGGTTAATACTGCAAAACCATTCTCATCTTGTGTTAAATATTTGGGATGATTTAAAACAAAATGTGAATCCACATATTGATAAATCCCTTTTACCCCAATATCTCTCAGTTGAGGATTAATTATGCTTTCAATCGCAGCATCTATTACACCTATTGAAAAAGTTTGATTTCTTTGCAATGTACCTTTTTTAAATCTATGCGGCTTAACATAATGACCATCTATGTAGGTGAAAGTCCCAATAGCCTCTTCATATCCGGCATCAATCATACGAATTTTAGCTGCTAACCTTGACACACAGAAGAATGCTGCCAATGCATCAATAACTGGTTCCATTACATCTATAAGTTTAGATGTTCCAAGTTCAGTTCTAAACTGCTTGATAAATTCAAATGCCTTGGTCTTAAACATAATCAACGGCATTTGAATCCTTGGTGCAAGTGCATTTGCCTGCCACTCCATCCAGTCAGCTGCATCTCTAATGTTATCTTTTATACCGCCTACTACTTGACACTTAATTTTACTAGCACTGCTGTTATATAATCGCTCCAATTCAAATGCTTTCCTATGTTTGTCCCAATGAACGCACTCGTGCACAATGGTGTTATTGACTGACCCAAGATTACGAAGAAAGTACGCTTTAGGATCTACGAATATAGTACGGGCATCGACATGAGTTTGTACCATTTCATCGCTGTTTTTATCATAAAATTCTGCATCACAGTCATGAAAGTATATCTGTCCAAAAACAGAGAAATCCTTTGTAATCTCTCTCATTTCCACGACAAGACCCATTTTTTCTGCTAACACTTGTGGTTCAACTGCAATCGGGGTTTTTAATGCTTCAGGGTAATGTCTTCTAAGGAAGTCTGTAGCAACAGATTCTAGTTGTTCCTTATGAATGATAGGGACAAGGGAGTCCGACATAGGTTTGGGCTGCTTATTTTTGCTGGTATACTCAGTTATACTGGAGATGGCAAGATCATCCAAATTACAATCTAAATCTCCTGAGCATTCCACCATAAACCATTGCCGGCAATTTTCTGATTCATCATAGTGATAATCTGACTCTCGGACTTCAAATTCAGCTTCCACAGCAACATCAAATTCTATTTTCATGTCTGGTAAATCATTAACAGACACATACTTTATTTCTATATCTGACAATTCTATGCCACCGATATTTCTAATTCTATATAGCCTTAAGTCTAAGTCATCGTAGTTATCCCCAGTGTAACTTTGTACGGTAGCAAACATCTCATTATAGAATCTTTCTGCCACATACTCTTTAAATGAACGATTACCCGACAAGGCACTCCCCCCTCACCCATTTAAAAATATATTTTAATAGATTTCTTTAGTTATGAATACTAATCCATAGGTAAATTATAGCATATGTTACACCTATCTCAATGTTTATTTTGCATTCATGAATTTTAATTGTTACATCGCTAATTTTGTGATAAACTTTATTTTGTAACTAAAATGAGTAACTAAGGCGAGGTGACATTATGTCCATAAGTTATAAAAAGCTTTGGAAACTTCTTATAGATAGAGGCATGAAAAAGAAAGACTTGAGGGAAGCAGCTGGTATTAGTACGGCTTCAATGGCCAAGCTTGGCAAAAATGAAAATGTTAATACTGACATTTTAATAAAAGTATGTAAGGCTCTTAACTGTGATATTTCAGATATTATGGAAATTGTTGATAATAAGGACTAATGGGATTTTGTTCACTAAGGAGGTAGCAAATTGTCAAAAGAAATGATATCAATGGATAAAAATTTTTGTATCGGTTGTCCTGAAGTAAAAGATATACCTAAATGTATTATTCAAAATATACCTAGCAATAGTTACATAGAAGATATTATCACAAATTCAAAGTTAAAATGCTCCGAATATTTTGTCTGTCACAAGTTCGCTCAGAGCTTTGAAAACCATAAACTTGTTGTTTTAACAGCATGCGATGAATGTGGATTATGCCAAATTGCATGTTGCAAAAAAAATCCAGCATCAGTTACTAGTTTGTTTACTAAAAAATTAGAAGATGTCCTTTTCCGTGACCTAGGAAAAGCAAGCATTCTATTTCAATCTTTGATTCCGTCTGCAATTGTAGCATCTGAAGTACAAGTCAAAGGGAATTTTCGAACGAAACGTATTGATTTAGTAATCTTTTTAAATGACACGGCTTACCTTATAAAGTTGATAAAAAACTTAGATAAGATACCGTTTTATTCTCGTTCATATGGTGAAGTGATTGATACATATAAGGAAATTTACCCTAATATAAACTTTATTTATGGGAATTTAATTCCAGCTTCTAAACTGAGAATCAAGTTACCTTTTGATGCTCAAGTATACAATTTAGAACAATTATATCTTAAAGTAGGAGGTAATCTCTAATGGCATTATTACTAAATAGAAAATATGGTAGTCGTCTTGAATGCCTTTATTACATTTTGACATCATGCTACAAAAAGTATGGCGTTACAAAAGAGTTTAATCTTAAAAATTTAAAATTTGATCCAAATGATGTATACAATGTTCATAACTATTGTAACCTCTTGAAAAATATTGTTGGTAGGCAATGTTGCCCCTATTTAATCAATCCCCTCAATTTATCCAAATGTTATGCTACTCAGTCTGTTGCTAGTGATTCTACAAAATCAAAAGCTGTAAGCGATATTGGCGGTTCACTTGAAGCTCTTGGCTTTATTTCCCGTAATAAAAGAAAATATAAAATTTCTTCAGAGGGTGAAAAGTGGGTTAATAGCGATTTTTATTCATCTGAATGGGAAGATATCGCAAGAAAAGGTGTGTTATCATATGGGGTTACAATTGGACTCCTAAATAAAATAGCAAAACTACCTATAAACTTTTCCTATTCAGGCATTTATTTAAGCTATCCTCATACTACAGAAATAGTAAAATATATTGATAGTTCTGGTAATACAGTATATATTGATATTTCCACAGATAGCCAACGTGATAGTAATACGCGAACCATGTCTCGATTAATTGGCTGGTGCGTCACTGTAGGACTAATTGAGCCCCAAGACGTTTCTACTAACGATTCGCCGCTTGCTCATATAAAATATAGAGATTTCGTAAATTCCGAAATACTTACCGTACGTAATTATAAAAAAACTGATCATTATATAAATCTTTTCAACTCAAAACCCTATGTTAGCAATCCACTTTCTTATTCGAGATTACACAAAAATGTCGCTTCTTTAAGAGAAAATGGAGGCGAAGATTTAAGAAATGCTACACTGGAATATAACAATAATATATTAAATAGACGTTTTGTTTTTGTATACACATTAAACTACTATAGTAAATTAAATAAAGCTCTAGACTTTGAAAAGCTCGTAACTGCAATGAGTAAATACTCAGATGAATTTTTTTCAGAGGATAATGATCCTACTACTCTAATGGAATCCGAAAGTGATATCGCTGATATTGCAGGAATACCATTTGATATAGATGATCATGGTATGTTAATTCCTAAAACAACTATTAATGATGATATCCTTAGTGAAGATGCACCCAAGGAATCAATAGCATTGGCTAAAAAAGTAATAAAAGAAATGGAGGCTAACTAATGATATATAAATTTAGAAAATACAAAGATATTGATTTTTTTGTCAAAAATATCCCAAAAACTAAGAGGGATGAGGAATATACAATTGTCTATAAATGTAATGGATTAGATTTTTCAAAATCTAATCCATTTACACAAAAATGCTTTGGTTGTCTTTTCTGCATTTTTGATAATGATGAGGTGTTTAAATCTTTTAAAGAATTTTGGGGAGATGACTTCATTAATAAGTATTCAAATGAATCGTTCCAGGGAAATCCTATTCCTATGCCAAATGCAAAAAAAGCCTTAAAAAATCCAATCAAAAACCTTGAAGAATTTACCGGAGTAGACGAAACTTCAAATATACAACCCTGGACTTCAGGTATAGTTAATCACATGTGTTCCTCTTTTAATCGAGTAGGTATGGAAATCCCAGTTTTTAATAACGATTATGACCGCAATGGCCGGTTGGATGTATGTTCTATGACTTCAGATAAGTTGATTGCAATTGAAACAAAAATTTCCTTAGATGATGCATTAAAAGATGAACGATTTATTGAACAAAATTATAAATACACAACAGAAATTGAAAAATCAATAAAAAACTATAATTATATTACACTCTTCGGCGGTAAAGAGACTGATTTATACCCCGCCACTAGCCCATACTGTACCGGAAAAATCGGCTCAAAATCTAAACGCTTTTATGATATTGTTACTACAAATAACATCAAGTTCATCTCTGCAAACGCCCTTTGGTGCTTATGTTGCCGCTACCTTGAACGCGGTAATAAATATTCTTGGGATATCTTTTTGAGTCAACTATTCTCCGATTTAAATTGCATAGGATTATTATCTGCTGGAAAAGTCGTAAGTAATAACGAAATCATTTCCATAGAGTCCTTTTAAATAAATAGGATTGCCAAGTATTGAATGGTACTGACAATCCTATTTATTATCTTGTTTTTCCTCTTCAACAAGCATATCTGAAAGCGACATTTGCTGACAAGCATTCTTTGTTCTTTCTAACTTTACCTCAATAAGCTGTTTATATTCAGGATTTATTTCATATCCTATAGCATTTCTACCTAATTCTAATGCCGCCTCTGCTGTTGTACCAGTTCCCATAAATGGATCTAATACAGTATCTCCATAAAAACTGTACAATTTGATTAACCTATGTGGAAGTTCTTTCGGGAATGGAGCTGGATGTCCTTCAGACTTTGCCTTTGCCGGTTGCATTTCCCAAAATGAATCAACTGCCCAATCGGCCCATTCCTTATGTGTTAACTTTGACTTTTCTTTAATTTGTTCACTTACTTTATCACGTTTCCCCTTTTTGCAAAATACAATAATCCATTCATATGGAAATGTTGAAAAAATATTAGTCGGATATGGATAACTTCCAAAAGAGCTAAATCTTACAATCTTTCTTTTATCCCAAATATAGAGGGCTAACGTGAACATTTTACCTGTTGAATCCATGAACTTTTCAATATCTGAAATTACTGTATGTGTAACCCTTCTATTAAAAGTGGTTGCTTTCCCAGATTCAAACAAAGGCATTATATTTATACATAACTTTCCATCTGGTCCCAGGACTCTTATGCATTCTTTCCAAACTTCATTTAAATCATTAATATAATCTTCATATGATTGGTTTAGGCCAATCTGGCCTTCATTATCATAATCTTTTAAATCGCCATATGGAGGACTTGTAATAATTAATTGTACACTTCCATCCGCAACTTCTTTCATATTTCTACTATCACCTATGTATATATCAGCTTTTGGTTTAAAATTCATGTTTTACTATTTCTCCTTTATATTTATCCCAAACAACAATTTGCTCTTTTCTCTTAGTCTTATTTAAAACATCAAATACTTGACTTGAGCTACCGCTATAACTTCGTTCTTCAATATATGAAGCCTCTCTTATATTTCTAAAAAAGTCTCCGCCGTTAATAACTTCACCTTTAACCCTTTTATCACCAACTACAAATATAATTAACGCATTCTCAGTTGTAACTTTCTCTAATTCTTCAATAACAGCTCTCATACTAGTTTCATATGTATCAACGTATTGAATCAGATTTTTCTTTATCTCTACCCTATCTATCTCAAAAATTTCATACACAAGCTTTCCATAATATGCAGTATAGTCCAATCCATCAAAATATGGTGGGCTTGTAAAAACAAAATCAATACTATGTGATTCTATCATTTCTGATAATTTTCTACTATCACCATGAATAATTTTAGCAGCTTCGCAATCAAGGGTATTAAAATATTTAGAATGTTTCTTTGTCTTTGATAACATCTTCTCAAAGAAATCAATATAGCGTTTTGGTTCAATATTTTTTCCTACTGTACTTGAAGTCCAAACATAGCCATTACAGCCTCTTGCAGCGAGTGCAATTGCACCAAAAAATACACCTTTAAGGTAATCGTTCATTGACTCATAGTAGTTTTTCATACACATGATTTCTGCAGCTGTCTGTTCATGAAAAGATTTTAAAGGCCCTTCAGACATTTTTTCGTAATTTTTAGAGTCGTAATCTTTCTTAGCCATTTCAATCAATTTCTTACATTCTTCAACACTACTTCCTACTTCTTTATGTACTTTTGCTTTAGCTAACTGAACCGCAAGTGGATTGTTATCAACACCTATAGCCTTCAAGCCATGCTTTTGTCCCTCATACACTATAGTTCCTGAACCACAAAACGGATCCAAAATTGTTCCTTTTGATGGTAACTGTTTAATAATATTCTGCGCATCTATAGCTGAAATTTTTCCTCTGTATGGATAAATTCCATGCATTGAATTTGGATTATTAACACTGTCTATCTTTTCAAAATGTATAATTGGATTCATTTCTCTCAT